AGATATGTATAAGGAGCTCATCTATCTTGAGCTTGAAGCTACTCTCCGTGACAAACTCTTTGAGGCCCAAGGTCTTGAAGAGAGCCACGGCTGTGATGTTATTTAACCGGAGGATGTATGAAAAATTTAAGTCAGAATGATCGCGTGATTGAGTTTCTTGAGGGGGGTGGTGCTCTTACCACCCTGAACGCTTGGCAGGAGCTAGGCATCAGCAGGCTGGCAGCAAGGGTATATGACCTGCGCTGCATGGGCCACAAAATCACTTCCACTCAGGTCCCGGTTTACAACCAGTTTGATGAGAAGTGCATGGTTGCTGAATACTCTCTGGAGGTGCCAAATGGGTAAGGGATCAGCAGCAAGACCCCTCCCTGACCGGGAGACCTTTAGCAAAAACTTTGACGCAGTGTTCAACAGCGGTCCAAAGCCAAAGGCCCAGATCATGCGAGAGATGCGAGAGCGCAGAAATAACGAGGGCATGACCGAGCTGCACCTTTGGGTAACCCCGCAGCAAAAGCTGGCTATCGAAGCCATACTGGAGGCAGATACAGCCCCATTGCACCAGTAATCAACTGGTGTACAATATAGCCACGGAGGGCTACCCCAATGTTCGACTACCTACGAGATTTATTCAAACGCAGAAAAGGCAAGCCATTGCCTCGTCACATGGTCATCCCAGACACCCAGACAAAGCCGGGTCAGTCTTGGGACCATCTCCGCTGGGCAGGAATGTATGCCGCCAAAACAAAACCAGACGTTATTGTTCACATAGGTGACCACTGGGACTTCCCCTCGCTGTCCAGCCACGATGCTAAGGGCAGCAAGTCTTTTGAGGGGCGCAGGTATGTCGAGGACGTTAACGCCGGTATAAACGCAATGAGAGCCTTCCTAGACCCCATCAGGGAGGAGCAGGCCAAACTAAAGCACGACAAAAAGAAACAATGGAACCCTCGGCTGGTGTTTACCATTGGCAACCATGAGTACCGCATAGAGAGAGCTCTGGATGCTGACGTTAAGCTAGAGGGCCTAATGAGCTATGACGATCTGCAGCTCAAGGAGATGGGCTGGGAGGTTTATGACTTCCTGAAGCCCGTAGTGATTGATGGCGTTTGTTATGCCCACTACCATTGCTCAGGCGTGATGGGGCGCCCTGTGTCGAGCCCTGACCTAATGCTTAAAAAGCTCCATATGTCCACCGTGATGGGCCACGTTCAGGACCGGGCGATAGCCTTCAACAAGAGGGCCGATGGCAAGAGATTGACCGGGATATTCGCAGGGATCTTTTACACGCACGCAGAGGAGTACCTCAACTACCAGACTAACAATAGCTGGCGTGGTATCTGGATGCTCAACGAGGTTCAGGACGGGGAGTTTGACGAGATGCCTATCAGCCTAGACTACCTAGCTAGGACCTATATGGAGGATGAAGATGAGCGCACTGGATAAGCAGGAGGGTGGCAGCCACTACAAGTTGGCCATCCAGCCCATAGAGTATATTGCAGCGAATGAGCTCGACTATTTTCAGGGCAACGTGATCAAGTACATCACCCGGCACAAGGGTAAGAACGGAGCAGAGGACGTTAAGAAGGCCATTCACTACTGCGAGCTGCTGTTACACTATCAGTACAGTGACGAGGTATACGACTAATGGCAAAGATCCACTGGTTAAACAAGCCGGACAAACCAACGTCAGGCATGACCTTAACCAGAGTGTTCTGTGATGACTGTGGCACCGGGCTGCAGTATTGGCTAAGTCAGGAGGAGGACACAGCATATGGACTCTGCCCTGCTTGCCATCTGGGGGCGCCAGTAGAGGTTAGCTGGTCCGAGCAGATACAAGATGACCAATAGTGTTATAATCGAGCCATGAGCAAATTTATCATTGGCAGTGACCTTAACGATGCGGACCTTGAGCTGGTGCAGGACTTAGCTCAGGCGCTGTATGACCGCGATCAGTTACTGCTTGATGATGTTATGCACCTATCTAGACAACGACTGGAGAGGGCCTGTAGATGCTTCCAGAGCCCTTGTATATGTGAAGAATGAGACCAACAATATTTAATGATGAACTAGCGAGCACCATTTGCAGACGATTAGCCTTGGGCGAGAGCGCCCGGCAGATCTGTCGTGATGACTCAATGCCAGCACTCAGCACGTTAATGAAGTGGGTAACGGACAGTGACAAGAAAGACTTTTCGGAGCAGTACGCGAGAGCTCGGGATTGTCAGGCTGACTTTTACGCTGATGAGATTGTAGACATTGCAGATGAGCTATCCGAAGACGCTGACAGCAATGCGATCCAACGCGCCAAACTCCGAGTAGACTCCCGCAAGTGGAAGGTTGCCCGGATGTCTCCCAGAAAGTACGGGGACAAGTCGCAGGTTGACCATGTGAGCAGTGACTACTCCATGCAGCCTACCCATGTGACCTTGGTCGCTGAGCCCTTCCCTGATGACCCAAAAATGCACTAAGGCTGAGATACGCCTACCACCCAAGATAGTCTCGATCTTTGAAGGGTCCGCCAGATACCGGGGAGCCTTTGGAGGCCGTGGTTCAGGCAAGACCAGATCCTTTGCCCTGATGACTGCAGTGCGTGGTTACCAGTGGGGGATGGCAGGCAAGAGTGGCCAGATCCTCTGTGCCCGTGAGCACCTCAACTCTCTCGATGAGTCTAGCCTCGAAGAGATCAAGTCAGCTATCCGCAGCGTGGATTGGCTTAATTCCTATTACGAGATTGGTGAGAAGTTTGTCAGGTCCCGTGATGGCCGTATCAACTATGTTTTTGCCGGTCTGAGGCGAAACCTCGACAGCATCAAGTCAAAGGCTAGGATCATTCTAGCGTGGGTAGACGAGGCTGAGGGAGTGTCTGACAGCGCATGGCAGAAGCTAATACCAACTGTCCGGGAAGAGGACTCAGAGATCTGGGTAACGTGGAACCCGGAAACAAAGCGCTCAGCTACGCACAGGCGATTCAGGCTAGACCCTCCAGAGGACAGCAAGATCATCCAGATGAACTGGGAGGACAATCCCTACTTCCCTGATGTGCTGGACAAAGAGCGCAAGGATGACAAGGCTAAGCGCCCAGACCTGTATGACCATATCTGGAATGGCGACATGCTGATCCATGCTGATGGTGCGTTCTATGCTGAAGAAATGCGTGCAGTTAACAACGAAGGCCGTCTTGGTGAGGTGCCATACGAGCGCTCTGTTGGCGTTGTAACGGCTTGGGACCTTGGGGTAGGCGATAGCACTGCTATATGGTTTGCGCAGATGATAGGGCAAGAGGTGCGCCTTATTGACTACTATGAGTGCAGTGGCGTAGGTCTGGATCATTACGCAAGGGTGTTAGCTGAGAAGGGCTACCATTACGAGAGCCATATCCTGCCGCATGATGTACGGGTCCGGGAGATGGGCACAGGCAAGTCACGGCTGGAGACCCTCGATACCTTGGCAGTACGCCCGGTAACCATTGCCCCTCAACTGGGGGTGGATGACGGGATACAGGCAGCTAGGACCATGATTAGCCGCTGCTGGTTCGATCTCAAGAAGTGCGAGCGTGGCGTAGATGCTCTCAGGCAGTACCGCAGGGACTATGACGATAAGAACATGGTCTGGCGTGGCAAACCGCTACACGATTGGACATCACACTGTGCAGACGCATTCCGCTACCTAGCAGTCGGTTACAGGCCCTTTAATGACTGGGGTGACCCTATCAGAAGGAACCTTCAGGGAATCGTTTAAAACGTGGTATAATCGGCCTCATTCACGGACAACCTGAGCAGGCACGATGGCAAGAGATCCCAACAAACCTACCCGTATGGATGGCATCCTAAATAATATTCCTAAAATTCTGGATGAGCTAACGTACTCCCCTGAGTCTGTCGATAGACGATTTTCTAATGCAACGGCTAAGACGCTAGAGCCTTTTTACAAGCCCAATCTAATTAACGATAATCGGGTTCCGCAGCCGGTTTTCCCGCTGTCAAGCCTAGAGGGCCGTGGCGTTCAATTTGTAGAGTCTGACCGCACAATGGCAGGCCCTACTTTAGTGGGTATTGGCAATCAACCTTTGGCTAGACATCTTGATTTAAATACGGGCGTTGATCATATTTTTTATCCCGGCCAGCCCACGACTGTTAACGGACCGCGAGGCAGCAAACCTATATGGGCAAGCGCTCCCGGTGTAGTCAATAAGTTTTTAAAAAGGGCAGCCGAGCTAGAAAAAACTACAGGACAGCCAACTTTCTTACTCCCGTTTGAGGGGGGCTATAAGTCGAATGATTGGTGGACGGGCACAGGTAAGGCAATGATTAACTACAATCTTGCCAACGCGCCAGATGATGCTTTGCGAATGCAGGAGCAAATACTAAAAGACAGGATTCCAAACTGGCCCGGCTCAGCAGATCCAATGGCAATGACCGTATGGGAGGCCACGCCCGGTTCGGTTAGGATGGGTATTACGCAGGAGCTGGATCAACTCAAAAATGTTGGCGGTTTGTCTGAGGGACAGGCGCGGGTGGCAACGTCTCGCGTAGAATCGCTGAACTCACCTATGGGAACGATAGCCAATATTGGGCTGCTAGACACACAGGCAGACTATCTGTTAAATAAAAGCCCTGATTATGGCGCCACCTTAATGGGTCAGCCGGTTGGTGTGTTAGACACCCCTGTCACCGCGTTTGACTTTACAAGAGAGCAAACAACAGCAACGGGGCAGCCCCTGAATATTCGGGCTTTACAAATGAGGGATACTAGCAAGGTAATTAGCCCAGAAGAAGTGTCAAAAGTTGTAACCTACAATGATTTGCGCGACTTAGAAGATAAAGGCATTAAGATTGACGAGCCAGCACCCAATGGCAAGAA